ACAGGCTGCCTAAGAGGGTCGAATCCATTTTGACGCCAGAGTTGATTGTCGGTTGTTTCTTGTCGAAGAACGATAATGCAAGGGTTAAGACCGGCGAAACGGTCTAGCTCAATTTTAAGAGAGAAGGTAATATGGTCAGGCCGCACATCAACGGAGCATGTAGCGAATCTTCAGTTAAATTCCTCCGGACGGTTGGTATTGAAATATCACCTAAGGACATCAAGAATGCGTCATTGTGTCACGACGGGTTGTCACTTCATAACTTTATCATTTGTGAGAGAATGTGCCGGGTATGGAGTGTCCTTGAAAAGACTTATGGCGGTGGCACTTAAGTGGTGAATATTAGATGTGATGACGATGAATTTGTCGCAGATCTTCTGATAGCTTCTCGAAGCTTGACACACAGCTGGGTGTTTGATGCTATAGATAAGAGTCACTCTAAATTTGACTCGAAGGAATTGCAAGATGTCGTTAGTTCCCTTTTTAAACACAATGAAGGCGGTTATACTGAGGATACATACCAAGAGGTTATTGAGCCTTTTCACAAAACAGCTGCAAACACTGTCCATAGCCCGTTACCGTGGGTTAAATACAACAGGGTAGTGCGTTGTTGGCAGCAGATGCTAAACTAAAAGAATTTCAGGGTTAATGTCACACCGGGTGTTCTTCTTGCTATCTAAAATAAGTCAAGTCATTGGCTCATTGATGATTTTAGAATAACACAGGAGGTTGGTGATGTTAATTTCAAGATCAATGTCTTAACAAGTGACGCAATGTACATGGGTCCACGTGACTATACTGTCTTTGTTGAATATACCTGTGTCCCAGGTGAATATGTTTCCCTCAATAATGAGTTTAGTTTCTCTGTTTAGCCAAGTTCGAAGACTAGCCGACTCACCTCGTTAATGGATGTTTATATTAAGACTCAAGGCAATGGCAGACTTGTTAAGTGTAATTAAGTGTCTGCTATGTAGCCTACAAACGTGATTGATATAGGTTGGATGAAGTATCACTATGCCTTAAGCGGCAGTGACCTAAAACCTACTAGGTTGCGTTGTCCTAACGTTCTGATCAAAGGTTCCATCTAGAATAATTATTTTATTGAGTTCTTGTAGAGACCAGAACTTAAAGATAAGAAGACTGTGATGTCCATACAGAAAGGTCTCTATGAGTGGACTGACGTAGATGAATAATGGAAAGCCTATTTAGGCATGAGGCCAAAATGGTGGTTTCATTCTAGACAGCTAGCAGGAGATTTATTACCGTGGATCTAACATGTTTATAATAGACAGCTTAAGAACTAAGTCTTGTATGTGGATTTAGGCCCAATTCATTTCAAAAACCTCCGTTGGGTTACCAGCCGTGGGTTTTATTGGTCGCTTCTTCTCGTACCTGCATGTTATTAAGTAGCTTTATTATTGTCCCAGGTTAGAAATCAGTTTTAATGTGATGGCTACAGTATTCAAAGCATCGCACGCCCTTTTTTAAGTAAGCTGTCACGGATTGGTATTGGGCTAATAGAGCGGCTATGCCTTTACAAGTGCGGGTTGTACCTCAAATAATTGGTCAGCTTCAGGATAAGTTTTGGGTAGCATTTGTATGATTAAAAACCCAACGATCTCATTATTAAACCTATTGATATTATGGTGGGTGGCGTCTGTGACGACCCTATGGTTAATGAAGTCATCCACTAAAGAACGCAGGGAGTAGTGACCAAGAGACGAGTTAAATAGGTCATGTAAGCCGCTTACAGCCGCGGTGTGAAAGTTGATAAAGACGGTTTGCCGAGTACTTTTTCACTTAAATATTATTGTAAACGATTTGAGCCTTCACAAGTTATTGACGTCAATCCCAACCTTATTCCCAAGGGGTATGAAGTCTATTATATGTAGCTCATTAGATATCTTCGATAGCACGTCAGTAGTTGGGATAAGCCGATAGCTATCAAGCAGAACGTGCCTTTTGAGAGTCCATGCCTCCAGACAGGTTATTAGGTGTCAAAGTACAACAGCGATCTCCAAGAGTTCGAATGGGGGGCTAATTATGTGTAGAATGCCCTCATAGCTATGTTCGACCGTTAGCTCAAGCCTTGGATATACTACGACGCGGTTCACATTAAGCGATTTAAAAAGATGGTCACCAGGATCTACACCTAGAGACTTAACGATCTTCAAGAATTCGAGTAATTGTCACATATGTCTTTTTTTGATGAAATTCAATCTAAAGACTGGCCAGCAGATAAAAAAGCTTGTTACGCTACATAGCTTGTTGAATGCTTGTACAAGAAAGATACCAAGCTCAGGGGTTGCTATAAAACCATGGTTAAAACCGGTGAGAGACATTATTCTGAAGACTTGCGTATTGTTAACGGGTTTCTAGAAGGTCAGACCACTAGGCCAAGGCTTATATGTATACCTAGTAATATGGGAAAGAGTTTATTGACTGTCATATAAGGAGGCCTTTGGTAAACTATCAGAGAATTGTTCCCAGGTTTCGTGCAAGGGTTCACTAAAGACTAGCTTTTACACATGATCAAAACTAACGTTAAGGACGATTGGCTATCACTGTCCTTAGACGGCAAGGGTTATGACAGTACATAATTCTCGGGACTTAGGAAGATTGTAGATCACGGTTTCATTGAGTGTATCAAAGAACCTCTTAGGAATTCATTGTCGAAAGCTTTTTAGCAAGAAGAGAATAAAGCTTATTTTGTGGATTAGGACGTTGATGATTGGATCGACCGCATAGTATCAAGCGTCAAGATTACTACTAGCATGGTCTTTATGAAGTTGCC